GCTGACCATGTACCTACTCCTAATAGAGTAGCAGGGTTAGTAGCAACAATAGAAGTGTAGACAGACCCTACAGGGTAAGCAAATCCATTTACTGTAGCTGCGTTAGAAGCGGCAGTTGTAATAGCTGCGGCAACAAAGGCTGTAGTAGCTACTTTAGTAGTTGTATCACCAGACGTAGGAGTAGCTGCGCTAAAGGCTTCTGCTCCATTTCCATTTAACTCTGCTTTAGAGTTGATTGCTGTTTGAACTGCTACAAATTCAGTATTAAAACTATCGCCTGAAATAACCTTAGCTGGATCTGAGTCTGCTAAAGCATCTTTTCCTGACCACGCTATCTGTACCGTGTAATTACTCATCGAATCTTGCCCCCTTTAGCTAAAACGGTCATGCTCTGTAGCGACCCTTTAAACCCTTTAATTAAATTTATCATTTCTATCTGTACCACCTTAGCAGCTTTACTTAAATTAATTCTGTACTCTCTAGGGAAGAACAGAGGTGAGTATTTAGACGCACCATATAAACTTGTACTGGAACCGTATAAAGCAGTAACTCCAGAAGATGAGGGCCTAAGATTAAAAGAGGCTGAATCGCCTTGTGTATTGTTGTAGTCTCTAAACCAGTTAACTGTTACATCCTGCTCACGACCACCGTCTATAACACAAGAAAACTGTTTCAATAGTTTAGCTGTGTAGGCGTTTCCGAAGTCCATCCATACCGTTTTAAATATTGTTTGATATGCGTTATTGACTGCGGTAGATCCTGAGTAGTCTACATCAAAATAGTTATCGTAATCAGCAACTACACCATTGAATGTTTTACCTACAACACTAGATCCTAGTCCAATGTAGAGAGTACCTTCATTAGTAGAAAAGTAAGACTTAGGGCTTCTGCTGAAATCAGTAAGCCACTTAGTAACACGGGGAGTCATGTCTGGATTCTGAGCTTTAAAGTCTAAGATGTATGTTTCATTAATTCCTGTAAACGATAAAATATAGTAACCACCAGAGTGATTAAATTGAGCCTTAATATCGTCTGGACTTGATGAAGTAATGTGTTTGATAATATCACTCTTGACATTTTTAGTCAAGTCTGTTAAGGGCATCTTGTCTTGTATCTTAGTACGATTGAGGGATCTTACACCGTCAGCAGATAAGAATAAAACATCATCACCAAAAGCCTGTACTGAGTCACGGGCAATACACCCTACTCCGTGTATAACTTCATCTAAACCAAAAGTAGCAGCACTAGGATCAAAAGGATCATTATAGATAGCTATGTTCTGCTTTCCGAAGATAATCAACTTACCGTTGAATGACTCTAACGCGACTATCTCATCATATCCCCATACTGACCTCATGTTAATTACACCAGATCCAGTACCCTGCCATTTATGATGCTCTAAGGCTTTAGAATAAAATACAGTTTCTTTGTCTTCTGAAATACCTGCTGCCCACATTCTACCGTACTTAGATAAGACACAAGAAGGGTTAAACGTAGTTACACCAGCAGGGGCTGTATAAGAAGAAGTATCCTCTAGATCAGACCAAACCCCAGTAGTTTGATTGTAGTGTATTGGCTTGTGTCCTTTTTGGACTGCCATAGCATCATCATCATACTGAACCCACTGCCAGTTATCTGCGGTAATAGTCTGAGGACTGTTTGCAAAAGTCTGTTGAGTAGATGTAGCAGGAGAAGTGCTAAAATTCATCTTAAATATTTTATTATTTGCAGAAGATATTAAAGTAAATGTACCGTCTGTATTTTTATGGTTATGTAGAGACTTTACAGCGTAGTTGCCTACAGAATCAGAGATAGCTCTAATCCCCTTACGAGAAGTTAACCTACCTTCTGAGGTAAGCATTATATTCTCTGCTTTAACCAACCATCGGTGGTCTAGACTAGAAGCGTTAGCCTGAGTGTTTAATCCAAAGACTCCTACTGAGTCTAGCACTAACGGGGATAAGGGTTTAGTTGGCATACCACACAGTCTCCATTTGAGTCTTACCAGCGTCAATCTGCACTGCTCTAGATATTACGTTGCCATACTCTTTTGCAGCTACAGACACTTGAGTGCCTCCGTCCTCGCCTCGTTCAGCTAAGGCTCTCATGTAAGCACCTAAGATAACAGCTTGTTCAATTACATAACAATGAGTAGCTGCTTGAGTGAGCTTATCTTGTGGCTTAACTACGTTAAAGTTAATCTGTCGTATGTCATTAGGTACGGGCCAAATATCAACTACAGTGTCTAGGTTATCGTCTATACCGTTAAAACCATATCCAATAGGTTGTCCTGAAGATATACTAGCAGTAGGAAATACTTTTAGATTTATCTCAGCACTAGACATCTGTTTTAAATGTATTCCTTCTTTTGTATCTATAACATCTAAAACTTTAAAGTCTCTATCTGCTCCTACTAAAGAGTAAGACATAGTTCCGCTTGTAGTAGAAATAGCAGACGTTACCCGTAGCACTTGCCAATCCCAGTAATGCTCTACTTCATACTTTGCATCATTAACAAAGTCACCAATCATTTTTTGATAATCGGTAGGGCCACTAGCTGAAGATAAATCGCCTGTCCAATCAGAACCTAATTGATCCTCTCTTAGCCTACGCAACACCCCATCTATAATTTCTCTATATGTCATTTATTGAACCTTTCCCATTAAATAAGAACTTAAACCACCAAAAATAGCAGCTAATGCTACAAAACCAGAAGCCATGCCCCTAGCCTTAGCTATTTGAACTGAGTGGTGGTCTATCTCAGTGCCGTGTAAATTAATTCTAGTATCTATGTTATCCAACCTATGTTGAATAGCTAGTTGCTTTTCTTCCATTCGGATAATAGCGTTCATTAGTTCTGCCATTTTATCAACTTTAGCTGTTAGAGCTTCTAGACTATTTTCTATTCTATCAAATCGTTGTTCTGACACTTTTAATAAGTCCTTATATAATAAAAAACACCAAAAGCAGCAGCGACTACAATTATAACAATTCCTAGTACGAGTAAACCCTCATTAATATTTGAGTTAATTTTAGCTTGTCTAATCTTTCGTTTTTTAGCATCAGCCTTTTGTTTCTTAAAAAACTCATCACGGAATTGTTGATATTTGTAGTACCCAAGAAGTCCTTGTTTGTTGAGCATGAACTCTAGTTCTTTCTCCTGCCTTTCAATAGCTTGTTTAGCTTGATAAGCAGCTAATACATCACCTGTACCTAGTTTAGCTTTCTGCTTAATAGCTTGGCTTGCGCCAAAGTATTTTGTTAACGCAGAGCCAGCATCTGCTATTTCCTTTCCGTTACTTAGTGTTTGCTTAATTACTTGAAAAGCTGCATTAGCAATAGCTAATTCTGCTAACATACCCACAACCTCCTTGTATATTCTTGTGGAATACCGTATGGCTCCCTAGATGGTTGCACTACAAGATACTCTGCGTTTACTCTGTTTACTGACGGTTCAATAAGTAAATCTTGACCTATAGGGGCTAATGACGTAGACACATGAACAGGGTATATTTCTAGTGGACTAGAGTTCATTATATACTTTGTAGGTTCTTAGCGCAGAAAGCAACAGTAGTTTTTTCTTCTGTCTTTTTCTGGACTGTGTATCCCAACATAGGACTAACAACTAACTCATATTCTAACTTTTTAGAAACATCTATTAATTCTAATCTACAACTTTTAAGAGTTGGGTAACTAGAAATTATAACAGGCATTGCAGGTACTTCAGTCACTGCAAGCATAGTTGATACTATGACAGACCACATTGGTAATCCTCATGGCGCAGTAGGCCAGTTAATCGTTGTTGGGAAGTCTGCTTGTGCTGGCAGATTCCGCAATAAAGTTCTATATGCTGTCATTTCAGTAGTCATTGTCACATCAGAGTTTGCAGTCCAATCCGTAGCAGCGAGTAGATTGTTACGTTCTTGTCTAGCGTCTGCTGCTGCACGATCATTTGCCCCTGCTGCCCATGCTGCTATTTCTGCGTCACGGGCTGTTTCTTCTTCTGCTGTGTAAGCTACGTT